TGTATAGGTCTTGTATCATAAGTAACCTCCTCATAGGTTATTCTGTTTATTTGGGCGAACATTCCCGTTCTTTCCCACATAATATCATTTTCTCCTAGTTTGTCAACTATTGAGTTTTCCAATGAGGTTGGATTGTCTTCTGCCTCCACTTCAAACTTTCCGTGGTAGTCATAAGCCCATATATTTACTAGGAATTTCTTCATCTTTTCACCTTATATAAAAAAAGGGGCCGAATTGTGATCGGCCCCTTTAAAATTATTGATTACGTTGCGTTTGAACCAAAGATACCTCTTGGATCAGAAAATCCAAATACATATCTTTCTCTCGCTTTGTATCTAACGTTGCCTGTATCAAAGTCACCTTCCATAGAAGTTTTGATAGGTGATCTATTGAAATGCTTAAGACCATTAGG